ACCTTTTTGAGCAAATGTTTTATAGTTATAGCTCAGCAATAGTTAAGCGTAACGCACGTATTTACAATACTGGTCATGCGAATATTCCTGAGACAATGGAGATAGACATTGATGGATTTATAGTTAATGATACATTGCAATATAATTCAACAACTGATACTTTCTTTTTGCCAGGGACTAACCCCGCCAATCCAACGCAACCAACATTGTATAAGATTACAGATATGTTGTACAATAATAATATTGAGGTTGAGAAAGTTAACTACACTAAGTTAAATAGTTTGTTGAACTCAAACTTTATGGCTCCAAACGTAACAAGACCTGTTTACAGCCTAAAAAACGATGGGATTAAAGTTTACCCTGACATTATAGTGAGTGGTATGACTATCAATTATATCAGAAATCCTAAAGACCCTAAATGGACTTACTCAGTTTTATCTAACGGTGAGCCGTTATTTAATCAGTCTGCTTCTGACTACCAAGATTTCGAGTTGCCTGAAAGTGATTTCCCTAAGATTGTAGCAAAGATTTTACAGTATGCAGGATTGTCTATTAGAGAAAATGATGTTGTACAGTTGGTAAATCAAGAGGAAATGCAAAATAACCAACAAAAACAATAACAAATGGAATACATAAGTAACTATCAATATTACACAAATAATGGTAATATCCCTGAAGATACAAATTGGGGGAGCTATCAATATCTTTCTTTGAAGGACGTTGTAAATAATTTCATGTTGTTTGATGTTGGTGCTGACAAGTTGGTTGACAATGTACCAAGATATGAGGTCGTTTACCACGCAAAGAGAGCTATACAAGAGCTTAATTACGATGCACTAAAGAATATAAAGGTAGTCGATATGGAGGTCGGTGACAACCTTAAATTCATCTTGCCTGCTGACTATATTAATTACGTCCGTATGTCCATTCTTACGGACGGTTGTTTGACCGTTATTAATGAAAACCGTCAGGCAAATTCATCGAACGCTTATTTGCAAGATAACAATAATGATTTTCTGTTCGACCTAGACGGTCAAGTGATTACGGGACAGTCCGCTTTGGATATAAAACGACTTGAGCAAAGTCAGTATTTCGGCCCAGGCGATTACTGTGGTAGTTATGGTTGGCTATATGACGATAGTTGGTACTTCAGATATCAATTGATTGGATTCCGTGATGACGACAAAGACGGTCCGACATTCAGAATTAACAACGGTGTGATTGACTTCACGTCAGGTGCTAGAAACCGCACTATCGTCCTAGAGTATATCTCTGACGGTATGGAGAACGGTGATGAATCATTGATGACTGTTAATAAATTGGCAGAAGAATTTATCTACGCATATATCAGCTATTCTATCTTATCAAGAAAAGTCGGTATTCCTGAGTATCAGGTTAAACGATTGAGAGATAAAAAGACCGCTATGTGGCGTAATGCTAAAATCAGAATGTCTAATTTGCATCCTGCGAGAATTGCAATGAGAATGAATAATAGATTCCAAAATAGATAAGATATGATGAAAGACCAAACTAAAAATTTCTCTAGCGGAACAATGAACAAGGATTTTGACGAAAGGCTTGTGCCTAACGGTCAATATCGTGATGCGTTGAACTTTAGAGTTGGTACTTCAGACGGGTCTGACGTTGGAGCAGGTCAAAATATTAAAGGGAACTTGAATGTTGCTGATATTGAGGAGTTATCAGGTCGTGAGATTGACGGTGCAAGAACTATTGGTGCTATTGAATATGATGCTCGAAGTGTCATTTATTGGTTCGTTGCAGGAGATTTCTTTGATGGAATTTATGAATACAGCGAATCAACTGGCATATCAACAAGAGTTTTACAGTGCAATAAGCCTGACGCTGATACGCCTAGTTTATTGAATTTCAGTAAAGATTATATTATTACAGGGTTGAGCTATGTCGCTATAAATGCACAGAACGGATTTTTGTTTTGGACTGACAATCTAAATCAACCACGTAAGGTAAATATTGAGAGAGCAAAATCATACGATGTAGATGATGTTAGAATTGAGAAAGATATACCCGTTATATTGACTCCGCCTTTATACTCTCCACATGTTGAGTTATTTAACGATTCGTCAGACCCTCAGTCGAACAATATGTCTGAGAAGTTTTTGTACTTTTCTTATAGATACAAGTATATTGACGGTCAGTTCAGTAGTATGTCACCATTCTCAGCTGTGTCATTTGGTGCAAAAGAATTTGCGTATGACTTTGGTGAGGGATTTAATAAAGCCATGGTCAATAAATTTAACGCTGTAAGAGTTTCTTTTGAGACTGGCGATGAGTTTGTGGAGGCTATTCAAGTATTAGTCAGAGATACAAGCAATATCAACGTAAGTATTGTTGATACATATTCTAAATCAGAGTTAGTTATTGGTGATAATACAAGTAGCACAATTGAGTTTAAGAATAACAAAATATACGCAGTACTACCTGACGAGCAGGTGTTAAGACTATTTGATAATGTGCCTTTACTTGCGAAAGCACAAAGCACTGTCGGTAATAGATTGGCATACGGGAATTACGTTCAATTTAGAGATATTACAGATTGCAATAATCAGCCTATTAAGATAGATTATTTCTTGGACTTAAAGACTGAGGCTGTTGCTGTTAATTCTGCCGCACAAACTTTCAGAAGTGATAGAGATTATGAGGTTGTCATGTTCTATACTGATGGTAAAGGTCGAATGACTACTGCGTTAACTTCAGTACATACAGATGCGTCTCAATCTAAAACAGATACGCTTTACATTCCGCCTCAAAATTCTGTGACGGCAAATAGTATATTGGTAAATATTAGACATAATCCGCCATGTTGGGCGACAAACTATCGTTTTGGTATTAAGCAGTCTAAGAATTTGTACTATAACATCTTTCCTATATTGTTTTATGCGGACGGGCTATTTAGATATTTTTTGATTAACCAATCTGACATTGACAAATTTAAAGTTGGCGAGTACATTATATTTAAGTCTGACGGTTCAGGACCAACACTAACTAATAAGAAATATAAAGTTTTAGAGCTTGAGAACAAACCTGCTGGTTTTATTACAGGCAATGCTTCAACTGAACTTGAGGGTCTTTATTTTAAGATTAAAGTAAACACTGTTTCAGAGTTCAATCCTAACTCTTTGGTTATATTTAATGATGAACAAGAAGGGAATGCTTTTGGTATACCAGTAATTCAAAGTCCATCTTCTTTTTGCGAGCAGCCTATTTATTATGGTGACTCAAATCCAAACGGGTTACAATTATTTAATAATGTATTCACTGGTAATACAGATTTAAGAATAACTATTGAGGTTCAAACACCTACGACTTTTAGATATACAATTGACGTATCAGCAACGGGTGGTTGGATAGAGAACGTGCCCGTAACTACTTCATCGACAGGCATAAATGTATTCGGTCAAGATGTTTGTTTTATCCTATGGAATATTCCATCGGTAATTAATACGGGTCTAGTTCCTGGAGATAGATGGAAAATTAATTGTCGAAAAAGCGGAAATCTTCAAGGAAATTACTTTGGAGGGGTAGGAATACCAAATCAGGTTAGTACAAATACACTGGCAGATTGGGGTGGAGCAGTTGTATTGGGAGATGCTGGTCAAATTGAATCAGGTGCTCAAATACAAATAGAAATCATTCAGGATTCACAAAATGCTTCTCAGCAAGCAGGTATTCAGCCATTTCAGTCTCCTCAATTATTTGAAAATATTGAGGAATGGTTTATTGAGTCAGGTGCTTGGCAACAATTCGTTCAATATAATGATGACGGTATAAATATTGGTGCAACAGGAGTAACGTTCAGACGAGGAGATATGGTTTCTATTGGGGGTGGCGAGCAATTATTTCAAAATAACAATACTGGACCTGTATATATGATTATCCAAGGATTTGGATATCAAAGTAATTCAAGTATAACTAATTTGAATGTAATAAAAGCCAGACTATCAATCCAACAAACGAGCAAGAAATTGTTCTGCGAGTCTGAAGCTCAAGCGACCGATATTGATATATTCCATGAGACAACACGAACATACCCAATTGTTGACGGTAAACATAAGGTTATGTGGGATTACGATGACTTTCAGTTCGCTAATGGTCTCACAAGACTTACGCAATTAGATTACAGATATCCTCACTATTTCACGGTTGGTGATGTAGTGGAGGTATTCTCATCAAATATAGGTGGTTCTTACGAGGTTGTGTATATTGAGAATAGATATTCAGTCGTTATAAATTTAACTTTCCCTGGTTCTGGTCCTGAAATCCCAGGCAGATTAAGAATATTAGGCACAAATGAAACAGACCAAAATAACGGCATTCCTGCTATCGTTCAGTTGAATATACCTAGCAGTGCAAATAGCGACTACAATGGATATTGTTTTGGCAATGGACTAGAGTCGAATAGAATAAAGGATGATTTTAATGCCACTACTTTAGATTACAGTTTGAGAGCTAGTACGTCCGTTGACCAATATCAGCAAGTAAGAAATGATTCATCAGTTTCTTATAGTGGTGTATTCAAAGAAAACTCATCTGTCAATAGATTGAACGAGTTTAACTTAGGTATTTCTAACTTCAAGTATCTCGAACGAGATTTCGGACCGATACAACATTTGTACCCAAGAGACACAAATCTATTGGTATTGCAAGAGAACAAAGTATCAAAAGTTCTTTATGGAAAGAACATTTTATTTGACGCTATTGGTGGTGGTCAGGTGGTATCTATTCCTGAAGTGCTTGGTAATCAAATAGCTTTGCCTGGTGAGTTCGGTATCTCAAGAAACCCTGAGTCGTTTAGTGTGTACGGAAAAGATATTTTCTTTACAGACACTAGGCGTGGTGCTGTATTACAATTGCAAGAAGATATAATTGTAGATATATCAACTATTTACATGGTTGAGTATTTTAGAGAGATAATGAACGAAGGACTGAATACTCAGAAGCTCGGTGCGTTTGACCCTTATTTGAATTTATATACTTTGGCTGTTAATGATAAAAGTGTGTATAAGTGTTTCTTGGATATAAATAAAAGAGGAACAACAGTTGAATCTAATACAGCAGGAGGCTCATATTATATGTTCTCAATCGAGTCAAATACTGATTGGGAGATAGAAGCACAGTCTTTTGGTTTTGGCACTGATTGGATAGATTTACCAGTAACAAGTGGTTATGGAAATGTTGATATTTTTGCACTTATAGATTCTAACGGAAGCAATATAAACAGAAAACTTTTGATAACTATTACTTTTTGCGGAGGACAGACGAAAAGTTTCGTTCTAAATCAAGCAAGAGGTCCTAAAGGTAGTGTTGTTGTAGCTGTATTTAATAACGAAATAAAACAATAATGATTTTAAATCAGAAATATTCATACGATGGAAGCGATGTGTTTGATGTGAGTCAAATTCAATTCAACGATAGTGGTATCGCATTATTTAACACTCAAACAGGATTTGGCGGTGTAGATTACATACCGAACGATGGTGATGAAGTAGCTGTTATTGCAAGCAACCCAACTGGATTAAAACAGCAAAAGTATGATTTTGCGCCAACAATGAATAACAAGTTTTTATATCTTGTTTCAAACCAAGTGTTCACAAGTAATGACAGAGAGGCTATGATTAAAGCAGCATCTGAAATAACTTTAACTTTGGTTGGGGACAGATATGAGGGAACATTTACTTATGAAAACCCAGACGGATTAGAGTACTTGTATTTAATTTGGGATTATGTAGATAATTTAGATGCAGGTGACGTATCGTTTGAGGGTGGCGGAGACAACACAGTTAGATTTATTGATATAGATTACGGAACAAAACTAGGCATAGCAGGTGTAAATATTGAAACACCATCAGGTGTCGCTAGGTATGTCTTTTCTTATGCAGGCATAGCAATTTTAGATACTGGATATATTGGCGTTAATTCAGTAGGAAATTACAACGAACTGATTGATTTAGGTATTGCACCTGAAGATATAAAATTGCAAGAGCCTTACGATGGCACGGTAAACAATGGTGAATTACTGCCGTTTACTTTTAAGAAATACTTGACGGACGGTGCAGCACAGCTTGTTGTTTATATGCCATTGTCAAATACTGAGATGACAGCCGAAAAAATTCCGACTTACCTAACAGAATTTTACATAGATACAGATGATGGAAATTTAAGCAATGTTTGTTCTCAAGTGCCAAATACTAGGGTTTACCATAATGGTAATAACGCATTACCGATTGTTGGTGATACAATATTTTTGGACGATGCAGGCACTGATGTTTATAGCCCAACGCCAGGCAGTCTTCACTTAATTAGTGAAACGTCATTAGTTGTGCCACCGCCAACGGGAGGAATTTTTATCTCAGTTCTACCTAATGGGCTTATGGATTCTCAAGGAGGGTGTGATTGTGATGAATCAGCCGAGCCTGATATTACTCAAGGAGATATTCAAGTAGTGATAGGTAACTTTGTAAGTATCAAAGTACAAGCGGACAATAACCCTACATCTTGGGAGGTTGTTACAGATTGCGATGAGTACACACTAGATGGCGGGCAAAAGGGCTCATACTTTACTTATACTGAATGTGACGGCTGTGATGGCAAAATACTTGTTAATTACAACACGACAGCAAGAATTTGCTCATCAACTGTACCGACATTAGTAACGGGGGACGGTAGTGCTACTTTATCAGGCGTTTGTCAAGACGGCTCAATCATCGGAGGGTTGTTGTTCAACACAGTAACAGGCTCTATTGAGGGTACACCAACTGAAGGAGGCTCAAGAGATATTACTCTAAAAGCTACAAACTGTTTTGGCACAAGTACAGAGTACACATTTACAATTACATCAGTACCAGCGATGACCATGAAGCCGTTCTTAATTGATAGAAAGAACTTCCAAGTGGACGGAACGTCCGCCTGCTCGGTGGCAACGCCTGAGCTAGTGATAATGTACCATGACGGTTGCGATGACTTGCCTGATATTGGCAATACAATATATCTTGACGGCAGAGGTTTAGAATATTTTACAGGTGGTGATAAATACTACAATGTATCTCCATCGACATATAGTTATCAAATAAATCAATTCGGTCAAGTGATTGACAAATATTCTTGCTAAATTTGCGATATGGAAATTACAACACTAACATACTCAGTAACAGATAAGGGATGGACGAGCAGATGGTCGTATATCCCTGACTGGATGCTTGGATTAAATAATAATTTCTATACTTGGAATGAAGGTAGTCTATATAAACATTGGGTAAATGAAACACACAACGAGTTTTACGGGACGGTATATCCGACTGAAATCACAACTATTTTTAACGAAGATTATGCCAATGTTGACGTCTTTAATGCGTTAGCAATCTATGGCACTGACGCTTGGGATGTAGAGGTGACGACCGATATAAATGACGGTCAAATATCCGCTGACTATTTCAAAAACAAGGAAGGTCGTTGGTACTCATACATCAGAAGAAATGTAGATGATTTTGACGCTAGGTCATTATCCGTGCAGGGATTAGGTCAACTACTATCTATTGCAACGAACACTCTTACGTTCGCTTTTAAGATTGACAGTATTATCGCTGTTGGTGACTTATTACTATTTGATGATGGAACAGACTTATTTGAAATTGGCACAATTGTATCGCACACTCCAACAACTGTAACGGTTGATGCTGTGGCTAACGTGCCTGCTATCGGTGATTTCGTTCTATTCTCAAAAGACCCTGTCGCTGAGTCATACGGTTGCAGAGGCTACTATATGGAGGTGAAGTTAACCCTACCGCTTGAGCAGTCTATTACACTGTCCGAAATATTTTCTGTAAGCACAACAGTATTTAAGTCATACTATTAGTTTGATAGTTAATTTTAATTAATTATCTTTGTTGTTATAAATACGACAATTATGATTGGAGCAATAATAGCAGGTGCAGGTGCACTTGTTTCAGCTGGAATGGCTATAAAGAATAATCAAAATTCTAGGGCGGCTTCTGAGGCAGCAGCTGTATATGCAAATCAACTCAAAGGAATGAAGGAGACCAATCTAATGGCTGCCCTTCAATCTCCTGATATAATGAAACTTTTAAATCAGCAAACCGCTCAACAATCGGCATCTGCTACTCAAGCTATTCAAGGTGGTGGTCCTGAGGCTGCCGCTCAAATTGCAGCACTAAATAAAGGCGTTTTAGATGCCAACGCTGAGGCTGCTTTGATGCAGTCTAAACAAAACTACCAACGTGACGCTGCCGTTCTAACGAACGCTCAAGAGGTTGAAAATAGAAATATTATAGCACAAAGAGCATTGGTAAATAGTCAGTTAGCAGGTTCGCAAAAGGCTGCCGCTAATTATGCAAATATGGCGAGCAAAAATATTGAGGGAGCAATTAGTGGATTAGGTACAGTAGCGGGAGCACTAGACCCTGATATATTGGCGTATCTTAATACTAAAAAAGCAAATGCGGGTGCAGGAGCAGGTGCTCAAACGACAGGAAATACAAGTGCTTATAATCAAGAGGGAATATTACAAATATTAGAAAACAATCCTAATCTACTTGAAGGTTTAGACCCTTCTTTGCTTCAGACTATTTTAGATAATAAAAATAAAGCACAATAACATGGCAGAGTACGCAGGATTTCAAGAACGTGAAGGCACAGACTTTGCAGGTAGTATTAATGATTTAGCTACTAAAGTATCAGGTTTAGAGTCTAAAGTAAAGCAAGTTCGTGAGTCAGATAAGAAACTTCTTACCGATAATGATGCTTTATTAGATGCTCACAAACCGTTTAGCTTTACAGGGACTACTGATTTTGCCGCTAAAACAGCAGTAACTCTTAGGCAGCATATGTACGAGCTTAATAGAAAGTTAAATAATAGAGAAATTTCTCCTTCTAATTATCGTTTAGAAATGCAGAATATCAGAACTGACCATAATGGGCTTATAGGCTTAATGACAACAATTGACGATAGAACATTAGAAGAAAAGAAAAGATTAGAGCCAGGACCAAACGGTGAATTACCAATAGCATCAGGTATTGAAACAGAATTGTATGCTGAAATGCAAAATTTTTGGGCAGAACTTCCTAACAAGCAAGTATTCGTTGGTCCTAACGGTAAACTAGCGACTGCACAAACAGACGCTAACGGTAAAATTGTTGAAGGAAGTATTTTTGATTTAGCTGGTCAAATGAATGTGAATAATATTGCTACCAACAGATTAAACTTGAGCGAAGGTGTGAAATTAGACGTGGCTAAATTAGGTGATTACTCTATTTTTACAATTAACGCTGACGGCTCAACAAAGGATATTTCTGCTGTTGAATCAGACCCTGATTTTCAAACATATAAAAAACAAATTGCAGGAAGATACATAAACAATAATAACCCTAAAGCTATTGCAAGCATCTTAGTTGATAACTCAAATTTAGGATATATGGTCTACACATCTGAGGAAAGCAAGAAAAAGAAGATAGAAGACCAACTTGACATACTTCGCCTCGGAGCAACTAAAGAAAGTCCTTTTGATGAAGCAAAATCAAGAAGAGAAATTGAGTCTAAAATGATTCAATTAAAACAATCTGACAATGGAGTTTGGAATCCTGTTATTACTGAGGAATTAAAGAATGCTGCATATAATGTCGTATCTAATGAAATAATGAGTCAAATAGGATATGATGAAAAAGGTACTGGTAAAAAAGTACAACAAAATAGAGATAAAAGTCTTACAGAAGACCAGCAAAACAAAAAGAAAACTCAAGAAGATTTGAATTACGATGTTTATGTAGGTACGACAAATGCTTTTGTTAATGGTGATTTCTCAGCTTGGGACACGGATAAATATATTTTTAAAAGAGGTGTCAATGCACAAGGAAAACCTTATGTGCGTGTTTATGATAAAGTAACTGATGATGGGATAAATGTGACCGATGTTTTAATTGAAACAGGAGGTGTAAACCCTATTGAAACTTTGAAATTACCAAATCTTGCCACGACATATTTAAGGTTTGATACAGGGACAACCCCTTACGCTCCTAAAAATTACTATGATGGTAAAGAATTATTTCAACAAAGAAATGGAAGACTTAATTTCTCCACAGAAAAGTCTTATGGGAATACAGAACAAAAATCAGGAACAGCAAAGCCAAAAAATAACAACAAGTCATCAGGGACAGTAAAAGGAGGAAACGTAAGATAATAAAATAAAATTAAAAGATATGCCAGATATAAAGCAATCATTAAGAGATTTTGTAGCTACATCAAATAGCGGTAAATATTCAGATGAAAAAGTATTATTATCTAAATTCCCTGAATTGAAAGGGTATGATGTTAACTCATTAAAGGATTTTGTAGCAACCTCAAACAGTGGGAAGTACGCTGATGAGAACGAGTTATTTTCAAAATTTCCTGAATTTAAAATAGGAGCACAACCAAAGGCAGTTCAACCGCCCGCTAAAAAAAAAAGTTTGGTTTCTCGTTCTCCTTGGGAGGGTATTATACCTTCTGTGGAATCGTCCGTCAAAACGGAACAACAGCCTGCGGCTTCATCTTCAGTAAAAAAGGCTGAGGCTCCTGTTGACCTAAATAAAGGAACAGAGAAAGGCGAAATATATAAAGGTCTTCCAATCAAAGGATTTGAAGATAAAACTTACGTCCTAAAAAATGTTGACGGTGTTGACGTATGGCAAGAATACAACACTAAAAATAAAGATGTTGTAATCGGAAAAGCCAACAAATATTTATCCTTATCAAAAGAAGGAGTTGCTGAAGGTGGTTTCTCTGGCGGTGAAAAACAAAAGAACGCTAAATTAGCATTAACGCAGTTAGCTGGTAAACTAGGGGTAAAGGTATCATCTTTTGATGGTCCTGATGATATTTATCAAAAAATACAATCTTCAAAAGAATTAGGTGAGACATATAAAAATATCACCGACCCTACAAGAATTAAAACTTTAAATCAACATTTTAAAGCCCAAGCATCTACAAATGAAGGTGTGCAAACTTACGTTGGCTATCCTGAGAAAGGTAAGGAAGATAATGAATATAGAATTTCAAAATTACCAATAACAAAAGAACAAGTCTGGGAAGTAAAACGTAAGGGTCAAAAAGAGTTCACAGTTATATCTGACGAGGGCTCAATCAACGCATTGAATAATTGGACGGGCAATAAAGTAGAGCCTAATGATGATGCTAAAGCAAAACGTGATGCTCAAATCGCACGTCAAGAATCAGCTATAAATAGTTTTAAACTAGTAAACTCTAAGATGTTTGATTTAGCTGAAGAGGATGCTGTGCCGTACTTGCAAAAAATGTACGGTAAATATGGATTCAATTTTTATGAAAGTGGTGAGTTTGGTAAAGATGAAGTAACAGTTACTTCTTCAAGAGGTGGAGAACCAATCACTTTTTCTTTGGATAACTGGTCAGAAGGAGCTAACGCATCTGAATCTGCAAAACTAAGAAGATGGATGATTGAAAATCAATCTACTGGTGATTATATTGATAAAGAAAGAGAAGCCGTTAAGCAAGCTGAGGATAATTATAGAAATTCTAAATATGAACAAGAAAAACTTACTCCTGAGCAAATAAAATTGCAGTCAACATCTGACTTGCAAAGACCAATCATTTCTAATCCATTAGACGCTAAAAATAAACTATCTGCTCCTGCTGAATTTAAGCAAGAGATAGCGGCTAATACTATTATGACAAATAAAATAAATGCTCAAAGAAGATTGAGCGATTTGTCTAATAGTGCTAAAACACAAAAACAAAAAGATGAAGTAGCTACAATAGCAGTAGCTAATCAAAATGTTTTAAAACAAGAAGCTGACGTACAAGCTACTTATTTGAATGACTTATCTAAACAAAATAAGCAGTTAAATAACTCTGTGTTAAAATTAAAACAAGATTCAGAGAGATTTTACAATAGACTTAAACAGCAAGGGATAACACCTGAACAATTAAATACAGACCCTGAATTATTAAGACAAAAGCAAGAGCTTGACGAAAGAGCAAAAAGTATTGAGTCAGTAAGCAAAAACTTATCTGCCGATATGTCTGCTGTCAAAGCGTTAAATAAAGAGAACGAGAAAAACGCAGGTCTATATATTGCCTTCAATGAAAATAGAGGTAATGTTATGGGCGGATTGGTTAACTCTGTATTGAAAGGTGTAGGTGCTTTACCTGATGCTATACTAAACAATATCTCAGGTGGAGACGATAACTTCGCATCAAATGCTTTGATATCCTTACTAGGTAGTGATTACACTACTGAGGAGTTCATGAAAAGTGAGGACAGATGGGATTTAACTAAAGCTGCATTTGGCGGAGTAGAATCTCTTGGAGCAATGGCTACTGGTTCAGGCTTAGGTAAAATAGTAGGAGGTGGTACTAAGTTGATGGCTTTATCTGAAGAATTGCCATTCTTTGCTCTATCGTACAATGAGCTTAAATCTGAGATGAAAGGTCCTGAATGGGACGGTGCAACAACGGCAGAGAAAGAGGGGTTAGCTTTGATTTACGCATACATAAATGGTAAGCTAGAGAAGTTAGGTACTGATGCTTTGATTGACACAGGGAAAATAAGCAAAGATGTTTCTAAGAATTTAATTCTTAAAACTATCGCTGGATTAAAACCTGGTGCTACAACCGAGGCAATGGATTTAGCTCTTCAAACGAACTTTAAAAAGTTTATCCTATCATCTGCTTATACTCTAGGTAAAGACTTCGCTAGCGAGGCTAAAACGGGTGCTATGCAAGAGTTAACAGGCATAACATTAAAGAATACTTACAACCTTATTAAAGGTAAAGAGATGTTCAAAGAAGTACCGAATACTATTGCTGACATAACTGACGCAGTAATATCAGGTGCTTACATGGAGGGTCTTGGTGGTCTAGCTTTCAGTATGCCTAAAGTTGCAGTTGACGCAGGTAAATTTGGATATAGCAAAGCATTCAAAGACCCTGAGAAATTAGCGTTCGCTGAGAAGATTTTCAATGACTCTGACATGAGAGTTATGATTTTGAATGATTTAAAAACAAAAATTGCATCAGGAGAGATAACAAAAGAAGAAGGACAAGAAAGAGTTGATGCAATCAATAATACTGTCAGTCTATTTGAAAAATTGCCTGACGGTCTTAGAGAAGAAGATAAACCAAAGACGCTTGACTTATTGGTTGAGAAATCAAAACTTGAGCAAGAAATTAGAGGAAAAGACGAGGCGTTAATTGTGCCTCAGAAAGAAAGAATCACAGAAATAAATAATGAATTAACTAATATCAGTAAAAATGCCACTAAAGAAGGGAACATCACAGAAAGTAATCTCACAGAACGTGAGAACGGAAATGAAGGCGGGAAAACCGCAGAAACAAGCGGTAGCGATAGCACTATCGAAAGCGGGGAAAACCAAAAAGAAGTAGAGAAATTACGAGCAGACGAACAAACCGAACTATCGGAAGCTATACCGAATATTGACGACTATAAGGTTGACGGAAAGGTAGATAGAGAGAAAATCATGGCGTCTGAAGACGGAGCTAAGTATAATGAGATATACGATAAGTACGATAAACTGATTACTCCGTTGTTGCCTAAAGAAAAAATAGCTGTTTTTAGAGGAATAGGAAATAATGTTATGGATTCTGATAATTCATCTACATTATGGGTGGCTGAAGATGAAGAAGTAGCTAAAAATTATGCTGGTACATCAGATGACGGTAAGTTAAATGTAGAAAGCTTAGAGGTTGAAAAACCATCTAATCCTATTGAGATGCCATATAAATTAGCAACAGACGTGAGAGGTTCTGGTATTGCTGATAATCTTAGAAGTGTAGCTGCTGATTTAACTAAGTCTGGTAAATTAAAAGGAGAAAATATTTCTAAAGCATTAGAATTAATATCTGATTTTGAATCTAAAGCTGGTGAAAATTTAGAATTATTCACAACAAAAATGAACAAACCTGAGGCTTCAGAAGCATTTTCAAAAGCCATTCAAGCATTAGGTTTTGACGGAATACTTCAAAAAGAATCAGCTTCAAGAGATGGAGCAAAATCAAACACTTATGGTATATTAAAAACAAAATATCCTATTTTATTAGAGTCTACTACTCAAGCAAAAAAGCAGTCAAACGAACAGAAGACAATCTTAAACAAGACTGATGAGGAAATAGAGAAAAGGATGTCAGAAATTGAGGAAATACACAATGGTATTCCTTCTCAATTTCAATCTGAATCTGATTTAAAAGAATATAATGCTCTTGAAAAAGAAATGGAAAAAAGAGAGCGTGATAGCGTTTTTAATATACCATTAGAAAAAGTAAACGAATCTGTTGATGCTTTAATTAAAAAAGAGAAAGAGATGCCAAATGGATTTGGTTCTTTTATAGAAAAAAGAGATGCTAGAGAAACAAAGGAAGTAGCTGAAAGATATTTATCTCCAGATAAATTATCAAATAAAGAAGTAATGGATGATTTCTCTGATGCTTTAAGAGGTAATCCTACCACTTGGTATGCTGACGGATTAAAATTGAGGGAAAGTGCAAATGAAGCGTCAAAAAGAGGTATTTCTTTCGAGGATTTATTAAAAAAAGTAAAAACAATTTATACGTCTGAAGGTTATTCAGAACAAGAGTCTGAAGATGTAGTAAAAATGTTTATTAAACCAATATTTGAAGGAGCTAAAGAAATAAAAGCATCAGAAAAAAAATCTATTGAAAAAACCGAACAACCAACAACCCTAGAGGAAGTTAAGTCGCTTGATACAAAGGATAAAACAAAATTAAAAAGAGTTGACGATTACTTAGCTAACCTAGAGAAGGGACTAGATGATTTTGGGAAAGAAACACTAGGTATGAATTTAGGCGTTGCTGCCGCTAAGAAGATGATTCAAGCTGTGCGTATTTTAGTTAAAGCTGGTATGTCTTTAGAACAAGCAATAAAAAGTTATGCAAAAGATAACGATATATCTGAAAAGGATATTGTAGATACTATTGAAGCGGTTCAAAACAAACAAAAGGAATCTGAAGCATCGAAAGTTGCAAAGAACATATCAAAGAAAGACAATACAAAAGTAACTGTTACAGAACGAGTAGCATTAAAGGACCAATTGCGTATGGAGGCGAAAGCCGCTCGTGATTCCGCTATGAATATCAAGAAAAAGCAACGTGCATTAGCTGACTCAATTAAAGCAATGGCTAAGGCTGGCAAAATAACAGCCTCACAATCAGCAAATCTTTTGAGAAAATTATCTAATTTAAACGTTGATAACGAAGATACTACTCAAGAGTTCTTAGATTATGCGGACCGTCTGTTTGCCAATGCTGAATATTCAGACAAAGTGGACAAAGGATTTAAAGCTAAGGCTAAAATCAAAGCGAAATTAAAGTCGAAAAACCAAGCACCCGTTACGCAGGTCGCTAAAGAGTTCGCAACTATCGACCCATCGCTCGTTACGGATATCGACAAGTATAACGAGATGGCAGACGCTATGCTTGCAGCAATCTCTCCGTCTGTTAGTGGTGTTAAGCAGGTAGATGAAATTGCTAAAATAAATGAAGCTGAACAAGCTGAATTGAAAGCACAAATACCTAATATTGATAGCTACAAAACAAATGGTAAAGTAGATGTTGATAAAATAACTGATGCAGACGAAAGAGCGACATACGATGAGATACGTGAAAAGTATAAAAAATTAAAGTACGAAGCAAACAATAAACTTAAAACGCCAATCAATATAGCGGACGTTCAGTCGTACGTTGAGAAAGCATTAAAGGCACAGAAAGAGATTGAGCGTCAGTCTTTGCTATCTTACTACAAGAAGCTAGTTGATGCGGGCATACTGAACGACAAAATGTCTATCGAGGAAATACGTGAGGTTGTCGCAAATGAAAATAATGATGACGACAAATTGACTGCTAAAGAACGTGCTAAAATCGTGATGGACGACTTGAAAGAAAGATTTGCTGTCGCTAAGTCTGCTATTGAGGACATTTTAAATGAAAAAGTAAATGTTGAAAGAGATGAGGAAATAGATGCTTTAAATGATGATGAGACATATACTATTATAGATACGTCAACTGGAGATGTGCCTGATTTTTTAAAGGATAGCGTAAGCTCTTCTGTTAAAACAACTGTTAGAAAAGGATTATTTGGTAAAAAGAAATCGTTTGAAAAAACAAAAATAGTATTGACAGGAAAACAAATAAAAGAAAAATACTATTCTTTTGAGAAACAAAATGAAAATATCTCAGAGTCCGACCGTGAAATCATTAAGCGATTAATGTCGCTCGACATAACGGACATGAAGATTAAAGACGCAATGGCATTAGTTGATGCTGCAAATAACTTCATAGAGAACGGCATAACGGCAGGGCTACGCAACGAAGTGCCACTACAAGAGGGTAATGTCTTGATGAAAGATTTAGCTAACAAGGGATTTGTAGCTAAGTCTATTGGCTTCTTGCGTGGCTTAAACTTAACTAAGATAAAAGGTTTTGGTAAAATAGTAAACACACTTGGTAAGGCTTATGCTACTCAGATAATGAGCATTACGGCTATGGCTGACACATTGTTTGGTCAGAAAAAAGGTGTTGAGTTTTTAGAAAAAATAGGATTTCAAAAATTATCTCAAGGTGTTGCTAAAGCAAAAACTATTGGTAATAAGATAATAAATTCATACGTAAAAGAGTTCGGAAAAACAAAACCAAATGGTCAAAGATTCAATACTCCATTCAATACTTACGAAAGAGGTGTGTATGCTTCTCTTGCTAGAACAGTTTTTGGAACTGATGCTGATAAAAAAGCAGAGTTCGATAGAAAATTAAAAGAACTGAAAAACAGTGCTGAAAAATTAATTCAAAGTAATGAGCCTAATTTAATGAGAAAAGGCAATATGTATAATGAAATAATTGAAAAGCTAGGATTAAATGGAGATAATGTAACTATTGATACGGTCATTAAAAATGCTGATGCTAAAAATGTTGAAGCAGTTGATTGGTGGATTAATGAATGGCAACAACACTACTCTGATTTATATGATACATCTTTAGGTGTTTATAATGTAATGCTAAATAAAGATGAAAACTATACTCCAGATAGATTCTCTAAAATTGACCAATCAAATAAAGAAGGAGATTTAGGAGAGGACGAAGGAGGTGCATTTGCTACATCTATGAATTTAGAAAAAAGCAAGTCAGGAGTTTTAATGGAATCTAAAAAGAAACCATCAGGAGAAAATAGATATTTAGATATTGATTTTGATTCAAACAACAAGGCTGCACTAGATGAAGCATTGATTGACATTTACACTGCTGAAGCAATAAGACAGATACGAGGTGCTGTAAAATCTGAAGCGTTTAAGAAAGTAATTCCTGAATCAGATGTCAGACAAAGATTTGTCGATAAAGTAGATAGATATATAAAAATCAAAAAAGGAAAAGGAGAACTTCAAGACGAGGACGCTAGAAAACTTGAGCGTGCTATTTCACTTGTATCAAAATACGCAACAGGTCGTGTATTAGGTAGTATGGCGTCATTTCCTGCTCAGTCTATTCCGCCATTACTTAATACATTAATTAATGCAAGAAGACTAGATTTTAGAGATTCATTTAATCCTGATGCTATTCAATGGATGATTGATAATGGAGCTAGTCCATCTATCCGTGGTCTTGAGAGTTTAGACAATATCAAAAGAGTAAACGAGAAAGGACTTAGACAAGCAGGCTCAACTTTTGATGCTATATTATCTGGAGCTGAAAATGTAAGTGATTTTTGGTTAAATCAATTTTTAGTAAGGGGTGATAAATATGCAGCAACTGCGTCATGGTTAACATACTACAAGCAATCATTAAAAAAACAAAAAGAAAATACAGACATAGATTGGAATAACCATAAAGTAAATAAAGATGCTTTTGCCTATGCAAATTACATGGTTGACAAGAATCAAAACCCTTCTGATTCTGATGCAACAGGTCAAATATTTTCTAGTCAGAAGCCAGTAACAAGAGTTCTTAGAAATATATTTATACCATTCTCAGGATTCTCAATGAATCAAAAAGTAAAACTTCACTCTGATACTGTTAATTTTTTCAGAAAAGGAAGTACGGTAGAATCTTTAAGTTCATTGACAGCTACTACTGCTGAAATAGTTGCGTTTCACTTTATCAAAGTATCTATACAGTTGTATTTGTATAAACTCGCAATAAATGCTTTAATGGGTGATGAAGATGATGAGGAATATCAAAAAGCAAAAAAAGAATTAATAAAAAATGCTGCTAAGCAAACAATTCAAGATTTCGCTTCTCCTGCACCAATATTTGACTTCTTAACAATAAAGGGAGCGAATGCGATAATTGATAAAGTAGTTGAATCAGAATTAACTGAGAATAATGAAAGCGAGATAAAAGACGCTTACGAGAAAGATAAAGAAAGTAGAATATTAAAAAAACAAAAAGAAATAAGCTACGATGACTTTAAGGCAGATTATATAAAAACAGAGGTAGAAAAATCACAATTTTATTTACCACAAGAAGAAATGTTTGGAGGTACTGTTGCAACGGCTATCAAAACAAGTCAGTTAACAATGGATATGTATGAATTAGCTGTAAATAAAAAGATAGCGTTCAAGAATCCTGATGGTACATATACCTACAAAGAAGCAAGTGATGACGCAGTTAAGGCGGGTAAATGGGGATTGATTGCGATGTTAGCACATCAAGCGGGTGCATTACCTGGAGATGCCGCTAGTATGTCGAGAATGATATTAAAACGAGCTAAACCAACTGCCGTCAGAACGAACATCAAAGAGGTCGCTGACACCTTTAAAAAGGACTTAGGATTGAAAGAACTGACGCAATATCAGAAGGACATGATTAAGAATGGTGCATCGTTAGATAAGATGATTGAAAATGAGTATAAGATATCATTAGCTGGTGGACTGAATACTAAGAAAAAACAAGATGATTTTGCAAAAATAAAAAGCATTTTTGGTTCTAACTTAAGTATAATAACTACTGTAAGTAGTATTAACAACAACAAAAGTGTATCTAGCATAATTCAATCCATGAAAGATAGAATCTTAAATGTTAATGAAATAAAAAATAAGACAAGTGAGGCTAAAGATAAAGTAAAAGAAATTAAAAAAGAAGCCATGATTGAAGTAATAAAAAACTCCAGGAAATAACCCCTGGAGTTTTACTCATTCATCGAACGAACGACATCTCTAAGAGTCGCTTGCAATTTCTTTACAATGTCAATCACTTCGTCTTTGCTTTGGTCCATCAATGCTTCATACAGCTCATCTGTATGAGCGTTGACCTCTTGCATTGTGGAGTTTACGTATGCCACCAAATTTTCCATACGCAAATATATTATTAATCAGCGATATTAACAAGAATAATTTCACCTTTTTTGTGCATAGGGTAAATACTATTGGCGATAAATCGTTCTAAATTCAGTCTGATATACTGCTCGGTCTCTTTGCCTGACTTCTTAGTGTTAAGTAAATGGCAGATGGTCGTATGGTTTTTAAGTCCTAAAAAATCAGCGATTTCCTGAGTTTTGAACCCGCTTTTGACCAATATCTCGGCATACTGTTTACGCATCTCTACAATAAACTCGCCTCTATAATGAGATATTTTTGAGAAGTAATCACGGTCGGACAGTTTGTATAACATACCGATGTGCTCTCTTTCGGCTTGTAATTCTTCTTCAGTGCCATTGAGTATCAATTGTCTTAGTCTAGCGAGTTCCTGTGTAGATGTTCGTGCTGAATTTAATATTTTTGAGTTCATATCTTATTTCGTAATCGTTTGGATTTTTTACTTTTTTATTTACATATCGTTGCAGACACTCGTCCGTCAACGTCTTTCCGTCAATCAGTAGGACGGGATATTTTTCATCAGAATAGGTCTGTTTTCTTTTCGTCTTCCTGGCTATCAGAAAAATAGTCAAGTCCGCTATATAGAGTGCCGTCATATACAAATGATTTAATTCCGTGATTGTGTAGTTCTTTCATTCTAAAGACCTGAATGTCGGACGGTTTTTTGCCCTTCTGTTTGACCTCAAAGAATTTGACATCGCTATCTCGGGGTATCGCTATGATGTCAGGAATACCGTTCTTATTAGTGACCGACAGTTTGATAACATAGTAGCCCTCTTGCTCTAGCTGTTTGATTAACTTACTTTGTACCTTTTGCTCTAAAAGTGACATCTGAATCTTTTAAGTGATTAATAATTTTCTTTAAGTCAGCCTGTCTAACAAACTGATAATCATCATCAAGCACGCTCATACTTTTGATAATTATACAGTTTGTCAGTTCATCAAAATAGTAGTCGTTCGTTTCTATCTTGTGAAGTTTCGGCTGCTCAAGCTCGAACGTCTTGATTAACTCCTGAACGTTCGCATCTCGTGTTATTTGTTTCATTTCTGCAAATTTTTAATTTGTAGTTAATTTCTTTTTCTCAGTGTCAAAAGCATTTTCATACTCTACTAAATAAGTCGGACTCCAATGGTCTCCTGAGCAAACCCATTTTTTACCATCTTCGTCTATGGCTATCAATACCATTAACCCTTTATTTATTTTGCTTTCTTCGATAGAAAACTCTTTTACTTTTTTACTTTTCATATTTTATTTTTCTTATAAAAGTTCCACCAAAATCGAATGAAAATTAAATCAATTATCACCGAGAATCTTTTCTGTCTGCTAAACGTTGGGGATATAAAATCTAAATGAAATCCAAATCCGAAGAAACACTTTAGGATAATCAATCGACCGTCAGTATTTTTAGTTTTAAAATCTTTATACATAACTTTATTTTTTATCCTTAAACAATTTACTCATAATAAAATCAAAAGTAGATTGAGTTCTACCATTCCCCCGACTTTTAAAAGTAACGATTTCGTTATCTTTAAATAGAACGTCAATACTATCGTCCGTTCGACCGACCACTTTGCCTTTGCCGTATAACGAGTTGCTGACAAATTGCTCGTCCTTCATATCTTTTATTCTCATATCCTATTAGTTACACAACTTGCCCAATGGTTGTTCATTAATCCGCAATGAGGGCACTTTTGTTTTATCTGACTGTCGCACTTCCGACTGGTCGTTGGTTTGAAATTACCGTATGCCTGCCAATAGCCATCAGGTGCGGTATATCGGTAGCAATGGTATTTTAACTTGCAGTCTGTCGCACTGCATTTCGAGATGTCTGTCATACTTCAATAGTTATTTCGTTCGCTAATTCATCAAATCTATTTACGCAGTCAAAAAAGCTGACGTTCTGGTCAATCTTTTCAAAGATGGCAGTCATTTTATACAAATCAATTTCCTGCTTTGAGCAGAACGAATGGACGTAATCTATAAATATATTCCACTCTTTCTTTTTATTGAACCTGAGCTTGTTATTTAAGCCTGTAATCTCATCGAGCGTATGGATTGCCGACTGCATCTGTATAGTGGCAATTAGTATTTTCGATAGGTCGTGCTTCTGCTCGTCCGATATACCGCCTAATTTACCGACCAATGTTTTGTTTACAATGTTTGTCATAACTACATATATTTAGGCGAGCATCCAAGAATAATTGTCGTTTTGAACGCCTGTCTTTTGTGCTTATCAATTTTAAAATCGTCCATCGTTTTTTCGATGATTTTGTTCTGCTCTTCTTCCGACAGAACGTAATCCATAAAGAACCGTGATTCCTTATCGAATATCGGCAAATCGTCAAACCGAGCGGGCGGCTGAGCGTTCGCATACAACTCCCGATAGCAGTGCATTATCGCTAAATCAATATTGTTTTTTTTCATAAATCTTATTAAAAATATTAACTGTAAACTTTTTCTTTTGCTTCACAACTTTATAAATATTGTCCTCAATTCCGCCCTCAGAGAATATCCAAAACACTTCATTGTTAGGACGGTCGATTTGAGTAAGTCTGTCCCTCGCTTGCCAAAAGCTTGTGGCTGAATGACTTATGTTATAAAATACTAAATAATCTGCCTTGCTCAAGCTAATACCTTCACGACCTGATACGACCTGTAAAGCGATATTCTTGTCGGTCGAATTGAACTCATCAATATCAGTTGTTAACAATTCTTTGCCAAATATAGACATTAATACATCAAGTTCAGCCTTAAAAATGTAAAAAATACCAATTTTTTTTCCTGCAAAGCGTTCTTTTATAAATTCAGCCTTACTTGTGTCAAGTACTTTGGTATTTCCTGACTCAAACTTGATTGTCCCTGAGTATAACTGATGGATTTTCTGCATCAATTTAGCAGCTGTATCAGCGAGTATTATTTCTTCCTTACCTTCGATAACTCTTTTGTCCAAAAGTTCTTTACAGAGCTTGTATGTAACGTCCTTCATCTTTACATGAAGTACTTTCTCCGTTATGACAGACTGAAAGCCTGACTGCTCTTGTGTCCGAGTGAGACAAAGGTGCTTTATGTCGCCCATTATCTTGTCCTCTATACCGTCCGAGTAGTCGTTCACCATGAAGGAATTTATTTTTTTCTGCCGAACGTTGATGTAATCTTTCGCCCAAGCGTAAAAGTTTCTGTACTCTCGCCATGGTGAGAATCTGCTGACCCAAAACTGATGGTACAACTGACTGAATGACTCAGGGGATGGTGTGCCACTCAGATATATTTGAGGTTTGTCGTAAAACATTTCCTTGAATAGTTTGACTGCTCCGCCTGGCTTACCCAGTTGTCCGAACCTATGAGCTTCATCATGCACAATTAAATCGTAGTCGCCAACAACTTTGTGCATTGACTCGTCATTAATGATGTTGATAGAGAAGTGATTGTGAAACCCGAACTCATCATAGTCCGATTGAATGCTCGATATAGCTTTCTTCTTTGTGAGAAACAAAACGTTCTTTGCACCGAACAATCGGCATACCTCTAGCGAGGTCGCTGTCTTGCCCGTCCGAACGCCCCACATTAAGTACACTAGACCGAACTCCTCTAATATCGAACAAGCGTCATTCGCACCGTCCGACTGATAGGGTCTGAGTTGTTTCGTCATAGCTTCTCTATTTCGTCCATTACTCTATTCCAATATACCCATTTAGGATTCAAATTACCAGTGTACATTGGAGTTTCTTTTAATATCTCAGCAACTGCAATCAACGCACATTGTTCTCTATTATGCTTTGTTTCGTAGTAATCTCCAAAACCATCACTATCTATATGGCAAATAAAATTAAACTTTTCAACTAACTCTTTCGCTTTTTCTTCAGGACTCATAACTTTGATATTTCAATTAATACATCAGTCCAGTATTCTCTATAAAGACAATAATGAATAGCGTCTTTATCAGACCATACGAAAGACCTTTCTGTGTAGTCATTTCTTAATAATTCTCTTACGCATACTAAAGCACACGCTTTAGCTTTCTGTTTGCTTTCTAAATACGTTAGAGTTTCATCAAACTCTTCAACTAATTCAATAGCTTTTTCTTTCGGGCTGTTCATAATTTTATTCTGTATTTAATTGGTAATTCATCTTCATCCATCATCTCGTTGCAGGACGATACATTTATTTCGTAAAACTGTTCTTTAGGAATCTCTATCAACGATAGCAACTTATCGACATTACAAACTAACGGTCGGTCTTCATAAATAGAACACTTATTATCTTCCGTAAGCATTTCGCATCTACCTAACTCGTCCCATTTATAAGGAAAATATAAAAGATTGTCTTTATCTGTATTATTCATACCGATATTTTTTATTCCTTTATTTACCCTGCGACAACAAGCACCGCATCCAGAGCAAGGGAATAAATCAGGTAGATGCTTATTACTCATACCTCTTCAATTATAACGTTATACCCTAAATGCTTTAATACGGCATGAATGCCAGTCTTAGCGTCATCTCCTAGATAACCGTTGTTATGTTGTTCTTCATCAGGATGTTGTAGTTCTACATCATTTACATATAGCTTTATACCGTAATCACTACAACATCCGTCACTACAATGATAGTCCCAATACTCAAATTTTATTTTTATATCTTTCTGATTCATACCTCAATAAAATTATTATCCAACAACTCGCTGTAATCCAGCTCGAACTTCTTACAGACCATCGTTATGATAGCCCAATTTCTCTCCCAATTTAAGAACGATTGAGTGTCATTTTCATCCAAAAATCGTCTTGCGAGATTTTTAAAATGTGCTCTCGTCTTTTGCAAATTACCGAACGAAAAGTCGTCATGGTTATGGTAGTTGCAAAACATACCCACCCACCATACAATCCTGTCGTCAGGCATTTTTATCGTATCTAAAACCTCTAGTGTTTTATCAATGAAGTACGGTGCTCCTTTAATCAGTCCAATCTCTTCATTTAGAAAATCCTCAACTGCAATCTTTGTCTTTAAATCTTTATATCTATTGTACATTATAAGTTTATTTTTTTCTGCATTTCTTTTTTAACAAATCTAACCATTGTGCCATTCGCACCTCTGAACATCTTAGCTGGCATACCAAACTGATAGTTGGCATACAAGTTTATCCATTTGTAGAACGTTTTGTGCGATAGCTTAATCTTACCTGACATTCCGTAGTCAGGATATTCGTTCGTGAAGTCGTTCAGTAGGTCCTGACCTAGATAGTCATGGTCAGCTTTCAGTGAGTACTTACGCAAATCGCTTGTACTTGTCACCCATTCTCTGAACTCAAAGCTAGTCGATGCCTCGAGTTTTCTTAACTCAAGATTTTTGAACGCTGATTCAATCAGTCCGTCAAGTAGATATTTCGACAGATTGCTCAACATATAGTTGTCAAATCTCGCCCATTCGTCCGATGACCAGGAACTGAATAAATGATGACCGAACTCCTCGAGTGGCGTAAAGTCTTTGTTGTAATACTGAGCAAACTCTAGCTCCCATTTACGTCTCTCATGTGAGTTGCCTGCCCCTTTTATCGCATAGTTTGTCGTGATGATAATCTTTGGCGAATCATCGAACGGTATGTAAATCTCATCTTTGTTCTTTTTCTCAAGCGTCAGTCCTTCCGTAATGACGGAGAACAATCTCTCAAACTCAAAGTTTTTAGGTACATCATCAAACACTAGTACCTGAGTGTCAGCCGACACACGCTGATAAGGGAATGACTTTTGAAATGAAAATCCTTTGCCATCAATCTTTATCGTTCGCTTCATCTCGTTAACGCCACGTACCCAAATACCTTTACCCGTACCTCCCTCGGGATTGTCTGAAATCATCTCATCGTTAAGTATGACAGCAGGACAAAAGTCAGACGGTTTGTGTGAATGAAGTAAAAAACCAATCGTTGACTCCATCGCTCTTTGACGTTTGTCATCACCGCCCGATATATTGCTTATGAATTTCTTAAACTCACAATCACTAAAGTCAGCCTCAACATAATCACGCTCAACAATTTGTTTGTCCCAAATAACACCCTCAAGCTCAGTGTATGGTATTTGAGTAACCTCTAACGCAGTAACTTTTACAACACAGTTCTTATAATAAATGTAGCTGCAATCTTTACCGTCCTTCATAAAGTTTGGCGTAATTGACGGTAGAAAGGACAAAAAATCTTCCTTTGCTAATTTAGTTTTCTCAGCATAAAAATCATACACTGCCATATCCTCTAGTGACTCCAAGAACTCAAGCACAAAATCTTTTATCATGTCCTCAGTAACATTGAAAATCTTATTGTTAATGACTCTGATAAACACAAAGTTCTGTGAGCCTGATGGGTAGAATTTATGAAAGCCATTATCTACCAAGAAATCTCGGTATTTATGATTGATAATCGTTACAACGCCTTTGTTAGATACCGTCCAAAAGACACCAGGTTTAAACTTCTCGACAACCTCCTCGATAATATGCACGGGCTTTTTAGTGACCGCAGATATTTTCTCGACTGACATATTCAATGAATACATTTTAACAATGTCGTCTATTTGGTCTAAGTCCTCAAATGATTTAGTGCCGAATGTAGATGTTGACTTGTAAGCGGACCGCCAAATGTTCGTTATTTCTTCCGTCTTACCACCCTCATCGAACTGAAGTAATGTCGATAGTGCTGTTGCTTGGTCGATACCAAAATCGTTGAAAGCAGACGCTAGAATGAATAGGTTATTGTTCTTCTGTCCGTCAATCATTCCGAACTTTTTGTTCCACCAGGCGAGCAGTTTTTTTATTATCTCATCATCGCTGTCGATAGGTAGCACAACTTTTTCTTTCTTTACTGTCTTTGGTTCGATAAATTTCTCGGTCCAAAGACAAGGGAAGTCATTTACAAAGATGTTCTCATCGTAGGACTCGTAACATACACGACTGACATTCGAGCAGGACTTATCAAAGTTTGGTGAGTTATAGTATTTTTGCAGAGCCTTGAAATATGATTTATGATTCTCAGCTTCTTGTGGAATCATTACCAAAACTTTCAGCCCGTCACCAGATGGTGATAGGAAGCAAGCGTATGTGTAAACGTCATTCTCAATGCCATCTCTAAAATCTGTTATCTCATCCTGGCTGTTAAATCCATCAAAGTCAATACAAATAAAACCTGAGTGATGTAGCAAGTCAGCGTCATTCCTACCTTTAAATGTTCCTGAGAAACAAATGCTAGGCAATTTCTTTTTTAAGTCGTTCCTGTCTTTCTTTTCTTTTGTCGAGCGTATTAGTTCTACCGTGTCCTTTGATTGACCATTCTTTATACGCTCAAACACAGACTCAATGCTAACGTGATACGGTGCGTCTGTTGAATGAATGTCTTTAAATATTGTTATATTTCTCATAATTTATTATCAAAGGTTAACCCGTGAGATGCGTCTTCTCACGGGTAATTTTCATTTCATATCAGAATGGCAAGTTATCGTCTTCAGCTTCAGCTACTTGCGTTGTAGCTTGAGCAACCACGATAGGTGTTGGCGTTGCTGCCGACTGTGGTGTAATTCTCCATGCCTCTAGTGAATTGAAATACTTATCTTCACCTTGAGGGCTAGTCCATAGTCTCCCACGAAGATTAAACGACACCTCGACCGACTGACCGACTGTCAGACCGTCCAATAGATTGCACTTGTCTTGCGTCAGTTGGAACATAATGTCCTGCGGGTACATCGAACTACTGTCCGTAATAACGAACTCTCTTTTTGAAAATTTATCAGACACCTGATTGGTCGCATTGATTACTTTCAATGCACCTGTTAATTTGAACTCACTCATATTTATTTGTTTTTATTTAAAATTACTTGTTTATATTCCTCGTAGTACTTAATCGCTACTTTCTCTCTTGCCTCAAACTTAGCGATGTCTTTGTCGGTCAACTCGACTGGCACAATGGTTATCCTAAAGTTCTCAGGAAGATTGTCAACATAGTGCATCGAGTCATCGTCCCACTCGCTCAAAAGACTCTCAGGTGTGCTCATCAGAACGTATGCAATCTCGCCCGTTCGCCAATCATCACCCGTAATCTTTCCGAGCATATACAAATACTGTTTGACCTGCCACTCGTAAGTCGAGTTTTTGCCATCATCGACCGTCTTAGGGAACGTTTTCTTTGACCAAGGACTCTTTATATCAATTACCTTTCTTTCGCCATTAGAAACGATGTCAGGATGTCCTGTATAAATGCCGTACGATAATGCTTCAGTATCATCGAACTTCTTGTAGCTCGTCATAAAGAAATCATTGTAGAACGATATAGCGTCATCCTCAACCATATTCCCTTTATCCGTCTCTCTCGAACCGAAGGTCGGACGGAAGTCAT